AGATCATTGGAATAGTAGCATCAGGTGTAGGCTTATTAGTAACACTCACGAAAGATTGGGTTGACGAGCAGACATTGGATGCAAAAATCGATGAAAAATTGAATGCAAGAAGCATTAATTAGGATGATGAAGAGGAGTCTTAGGGCTCTTCTTTTTATTTTTCACAAGGAGGAATAAGAAAATGAAGAAAAACTTCATAACAACATTTGCAAAAGGTGCAAAGAAGGTATTTGTAAAAAAAGCCCCTGCAATACTGACCGGTATTGGGGTAGCAGGAGGATTTGCTGCAACTATTTCGGCGGTAAAGGCAACCCCAAAGGCGTTGAGATTAATTGAAGAAGCTGAGAAAGAAAAAGGCGACAAATTAACGCCTATTGAAGTTGTAAAAACAGCGTGGAAGCCGTATCTTCCTGCGGCAGTTACTACAATTATGTCGGCTGCATGTATTATTGGTGCAAGTACGGTAAGTGCAAAACGTAATGCAGCACTTGCAACTGCATATTCCATATCGGAAACGGCGCTTAGAGAGTATAAGGATAAAGTGGTCGAAGTTGTTGGTGAAGAAAAGACAAAAGAAATACAGGATGCCATAAGCAAAGACCGTATAGCTAAGCATCCTGTGGAAAAAAGCAATGTGATCGTTACGAATAACTCCGATCAGCTTTGTCTTGATTCTATATCAAATCAGTATTTTATGTCAACAATGCAGAAAATTGAAGATGCAAAAAATAACTTCAATTGTCTGCTCACCAACTACAATTATGCGTCGTTAAATGAATGGTACGACCAGCTTGGAATCGCAGAATCCAAACAGATTGGTGATACTCTCGGTTGGGATATTAGCAGAGATGGTTTGCTTGGTTTGAGTTTCTCGTCCCAGATATCTGACGATGGGCGATCTTGTATTGTGATCGATTACAATGTCGGACCAAGCTATGACTTTGATAGATTTGGCAGGTAAATCGCGTAAAAAACAATTTCTATAATGAAAACATATAAAAATAAATAATTTCAAGGAGGATATTATTATGGAAGAAAACAACAATGTAGAATTAACAGAGGTAAATGAAGAGAAAGTAACAGATGTTTCTACAGTAACGGAGAATGAAGTTGATTCTTATGAAGATGACGAGGAAGGTGGATCAACGGCCTTAGGATTTGCTATCGGCATAGCCGTAGCAGCAGTAGGCATTGGAACAGCGAAACTTGTTAAATGGATTAAGAAAAAGAAGAATTCAAAGAAAACTGAAGAAATTGATGCAACTGACGATGCAGACTTTGTTGATTCTGAGGTGATTGAACCTGAAAAAGAATCAGAGAAGTAATTTATGTTTATGTAACAGCAAGAGAGATGTCTTACACAAGGCATTTCTCTTTTTGTTTTGTTAGGAGGATTAGTTATGAAGATAAACACAGAAACCATTAAAGAAATTGGAAAAACATTTATGGTTATCGGTGCTTCGTTGTTTTCATGTGGCGTCGGCACTTATTGGGTGGGATGTCACATTGAAAAGAAAGAAACGAAACTTACGCATGATGCTGAAATGTATGAAATCAATAAAGAGCATGTTAAGGAAGAAAATGAGCTTAAAAAATCAGCATTAGAAGCTGCCGTAGAAAAGGATCGGATATATGCTGAACGGCTAAAAAATATGGATTCTACAGAATTTGCGAAGTTTCATGCCGAGAGAATAACCAAAGCCAATCAGGACGTGCTTGCTCAAGCGAATGAGATCAAAAATAAAGCTGAGTCCGACATTGCTATGGCAAATATGGAATGCACTAACACGGTCACTGAGATACGAAAAGATTGTCTTGAAAAAATAAAAGAGGCAAATGCGGAACGCGATGAAGCACTCAAGAAATACAATGCAATTAATACGTTATTTACGAATAAAGACGCAATTTTAAAGGCAGAAGAATACTTGAAAAAAGCTGTAGAAAAGAACGAGCGCGCAAAAAACGACAAAGAAGATTTGCTGGAGGGCATTAAAAGTTTATTGGAGGATTAAGCCTATGATGAATAAATACTCATACAATGGACCGGTTATGGAATTTGACAGGTGTATTGCTAATAAATGGCAAGGCGAGACGATGGCTATTTCAGAGAAAAAAGCCAAGAGTAACCTTGTGTATCAGTTTAAAAAGAAAAATAACCGAACAGCTGCAACCCGGATCAGTTTACCAGGGAATGTTGAGCTTGTCGAGATTGGAGCGTAAAGATGAATGAACAGTACACACCTAATTCTCATAAATATAAAGCAGAATTAGAGAAAAAAAAGGCAGAACCGGATGTTACAAAAAGAGAGCATAAAAAAGTAATATCTGGCACAGCTAAAACTAAAAAAAGTGGGCCTATCGGACGATTTTGTAAGAAATTTCTGAATGAAGACGCTAGAGATATTAAATCGTATGCTATTAACGATGTAATACGTCCATATATTAAGGATGCTATATGGAACATAATTACAAATGGTTTGGACATGGCACTTTATGGTGAAAGTCGACATCAGAAAAAAGCATCCAGCTATATTTCTTACAAGTCATATGGCAGCGGTTCCGCGTCTCATAGATCGGAAGAAAAATCTAAACCATCAATTTTTTCATATGATGAGATTATTCTCGAAACCAGAGGGGATGCAGACGCTTTACTTGAGGCTATGTGTGATATTTTGGAAGAATATCATCAGGTTCGAGTGTTTGACATGTATGACCTTGTGGAAATGTCGTGTGATTACACAGCCATGGAATATGGTTGGACAGATCTTAGAACCGCAGAAGTCGTTCGAGTAAATGGTGGATATATATTAAATCTACCAAAGGCTAGATTACTTAATTAGGAGGACAGCATGAATATTAACGACTTAGGTACTGGCGAGACTATTTTAAAGCATGACTACAGTACTGCATTTGATAAAATTCGAAAGAATCTAATAGTTCAAAGCTACTATAAATATGGACGTGCTGGTGCAAATTTTGCTACTGGTAATGTGGATGCCATAGGAAGTCTTGAAAAATGTCTTGCGAAATTTAAGGAAACCGGTAATTTGGAATATTTGGCAGACGTTGCAAATTACGCAATGTTCAGATATATGTACCCGCAGAAAGGTGAATATTTCAAATATACTGATTCAGGAGAATCGGCAGGTATTGTTGGTTTATCAGAAACACAGATTAAAGCATTAAAAGATATGGATATGTATTATTAAGGAGATAAAAACATGAAAAAAGATATTATTAAAACAGCATCAAGAGCTGTACATAAATTTGGATTCAAATGTAAAAAACACAGTCCGGAATTATTACTTATAATGGGTATTACCGCAGGCGTTGCTGGAACAGTAGCCGCATGCAAGGCTACAACAAAGGCTGAAAGCATTATTGCTGACTCCAAAGAAAGAATGACTATAATCAAGGATGAATTTGAGAAAGCACAGAATGATTCCGATATTGATTATTCAGAAGAGGATATGAAGAAAGATATATTTGTACAGACGAGTGTACAGATTGCTAAGGCGTATGCACTGCCAATTGCATTAGGTACTATATCTATTACAAGTATTCTTGCTTCTCATAACATTATTCGAAAACGAAATGCTGCTTTGGCATCAGCATATACGTTAATTGACCGATCATTTAAAGACTATCGCGGAAGAGTTGTTGATCGTTTTGGCGAGCAGGTAGATAGAGAACTTCGATATGATATCAAAGCAGTCGAAGTTGAAAAAACAGCAGTCAATTCAAAAGGCAAAGAAGTTAAAGTAAAAGATAGAGAAAAAGTTGTCGACCCTAATAAGCTCACTGACTATGCTCGGATATTTTATTCAGGAAATCCGGGATATGACGATGACGATCCGCAGTACACTTTAATGCACTTGAGGAGTATTCAGAATATGATGAACGATCGTTTAAAAGCTCATGGACATGTATTTTTGAACGAAGCCTATGCTGCACTGGGATTTCAGCCAACAAAAGAGGGACAGATAGTTGGTTGGGTTTACGATGAAAAGAATCCAGTTGGAGACAATTTTATTGACTTTGGTATCTATGACCTCAATAACATCGCAAATTGTAGATTCCTTGATGGCATTGAGAAGGGACTATTACTGGATTTCAATGTGGACGGCCCAATTCTGGATATGATTTGAAATTGTGGGCTCGATAGTTACGGGTCTGGAAATTGGAAACAAGATATTTATGATTATCCGCAGTTACAGAAATATGCTGAGAACTGGGGATCTTTTTTATTATGAAAGGAGTTTATAAATGAAAAATAGAACAGCTATATTTATGTTAGGAATGGCAGTGGGTTCAGTAATTACTTTTCTAAGTGTCAGAAAGTACTACAAGGAGTTGGCTGATGAGGAAATTCAGTCGGTGAAAGATACTTTAAAAAAAAAAGTAGATGCTGAGGCTGAAAAAGAAGCTGATAAAAAGAACTATGAAGTTTTATGTGATGATCTTGGTTATACAGGATGTCCTACACCGGAGCAGTCAAAAGAACTGCATACAATGCTCGTCGAGAATATCAAATTGCTAAAATCTGATGGGCTAAATAATTTTGAAATTGGACAGAAACTTGGAATCGGGGAGGCTACAGTCAGAGCGTTGCTTAATTCCAGTAATGAAAAATTATCCGATGCAGAAGAAGACGAAGAGTACACAGCCAAAGATCGTCCATATGTTATAAGCAGAGAAGAATTTGGACAGCGACCAGAATATGACAAGGTTTATCTGGACTTCTACAGTGATTCTATTCTGACAAATGAATATGATGAGATCTTGGAAAATGTTGATGAGGTTCTTGGCAATGATTGGCAGAATCATATTGGTGATGAAGAAGAGGGCTTCGTATGTGTTCGTAACGATCAGAAAGAAACCGATTACGAGATTTGCCAGACTAACCAGTTCTACAATCAGCAGTAAGGAGGTATCATGATAGATAATGATATCAGAAATGAATACTTTGAATGGCTGTTTGACATTGTTTGCGAGGATTATGAGAACAAAAGATCGTATCGTAAACTTTTGATGGAGTTACATTCAAGGCAGTTCATACCAATAATGCAAAGAGATGAAAATAGAGCTGGTGACGGCATTTCATTAAGAAGACGTTTTACTTTAGAACGAGACTATGACGATATTCTTCCGGAATTTATGGCGTTGCCGTGTAGCATTTTGGAAATGATGATCGGATTGACAACTCGTTGTGAAGAGAGTATTATGGACAATCCTGAAATTGGCGATCGACGAGGATATTGGTTCTGGTCCATGGTGGCAAGCCTTGGGCTGGGATCAATGTCTGACTCCAGATATAATCGGCAGAAAGTATCTGATATCTTAAATCGTTTTATTTATAGAAAATACGAACCAAACGGAAAAGGTGGGTTATTTACAATTTTAAATTGTCCAGAAGATCTTCGAAATGTGGAAATATGGGTTCAGCTTTGTTGGTATCTCGATAATATACGCTAAAGGAGATATAGAATATGCTTGATTTTTTGATGATAGCTACACGATCTCCTAAGCGAGGGGTTGTAGAGATATATCCCAAATTCATCATAAAGAAAAGCGATGACCTAATGATTCGAGGTGGAGATTTCTACGCTATATGGGATGATACCAGGCAATTGTGGTCGACAGATGAGCAGGATGCTACTAGATTGATTGATAATGAGTTACGAAAATTTGCAGAAGAAAATAAAGCAAATTATTCTGATTCAGTAAAAGTCTTGTATATGTGGGATGCTGAGACTGGAATGATCGATCGATGGCATAAATATTGTCAGAAGCAGTTGCGTGATTCTTTTCATATGTTAGATGAGAAATTGATATTTTCGAATACTGAGACTAACAAAAAGGATTATGCCAGCAAACGATTATCGTATCCATTAGAGCCTTGTGATATTTCAGCATATGATAAATTAATGTCTACTTTATATTCTGAAGAAGAACGACAGAAGATAGAATGGGCTATCGGTGCAATAATAACAGGTGAATCTGTTCATATACAGAAATTCATGGTGTTATACGGTGCTGCCGGAACAGGTAAATCAACAGTATTGGATATTATCATGCAATTATTCGAAGGATATTATTCTGTATTCGATGCAAAAGCATTAGGTTCTGCTACAAATTCATTTGCTCTGGAGGCGTTTAAAACAAATCCGTTGGTTGCCATACAGCATGATGGTGATCTATCAAAAATCGAAGATAATACCAGAATCAACAGTTTGGTATCTCATGAGTTAATGACTGTTAATGAGAAATTCAAAAGCACTTATTCTAATAGGTTTAAGTGCTTTTTATTTATGGGTACAAATAAGCCTGTAAAGATTACTGATGGTAAGTCCGGTCTTATTCGAAGATTGATTGATGTATCACCATCCGGAAATAAGCTCAGCCCAACCGAATACAAAACTACAACAAATGCGGTGAAGTTTGAGCTTGGTGGTATTGCATGCCATTGCCGGGATGTTTATTTAGCTGATCCAGACAGATATGACAATTATATTCCGGTGAATATGTTAGGTGCATCTAATGATTTCTACAACTTTGTAATGGATTCTTATCATGTTTTCAAGAAAAACAATGGAGTTACGTTAAAGGTTGCTTGGGAAATGTACCAGACATACTGTGACGAGGCGAGGGTACCATATCCGCAATCAAGACGAAGTTTCAAAGAGGAATTGAAAAATTATTTTTGGAATTACAGTGATCGAGTTGCGCTTGAGGACGGATCTCGTGTAAGGAGTTACTACGAAGGATTTCGGACTGATATTTTTGAAAAAAGTAATCCATCTGAAGAAATCGGTGCTCAGTTAGAGACCTGGATCGAATTCAAACGACAACATAGTTTACTTGATGATACTTTGAGTGAATATCCGGCACAATACGCGTCGGATGCAGGTATTCCGCAATGTAAATGGAGCATGTGTAAGACGACTCTAAAAGATATCGATACAGCAAAGCTTCATTTCACAAAGGTTCCAGAAAATCATATTGTAATTGATTTTGATATAAAAGGAGCTGATGGGAATAAATCATTTGAAAAGAATCTCGAAGCAGCGAGTAAATGGCCTGCAACATATGCAGAGTTAAGTAAAAGCGGTGCTGGTATACATTTACATTATATTTATGCAGGAGGAGATGTAAGTAAATTAAGTCGTATTTACGATGAAAATATAGAAATAAAGGTATTCACGGGTGATAGTTCGCTTAGGCGAAAAGTTACTTTATGTAATAACCTGCCTATAGCAAATATAAGCTCGGGTCTACCGCTGAAAGGAGACACGAAATTGCTTAATAAGGAGGTTATTAAGAGTGAAAAAGGGCTTAGAACGATGATTCATCGCAATATGATGAAAGAAATTCATCCAGGAACTAAGCCTAGTATGGATTTCATATATAAAATACTTGAGGATGCATATACAAGTGGACTTAAGTATGATGTAAGCGATCTATACAATGATATTGTGGCATTTGCAGCTAATAGTACGAATCAATCAGATTACTGCTTGAAGCTCATTGATAAGATGCATTTTAAGTCTGACGAACCATCAGAAAGTATTGATAGTAAATCGGATAAATTGATATTTTATGATTGTGAGGTATTTCCAAACTTATTCATAGTCAATTGGAAACTAAGAGGTAAGGAAAATCCTGTAATTCGGATGATAAACCCAACATCAAACCAGATTGAAGAATTGATTGAATATAAATTGATAGGCTTTAACTGTCGAAAATATGATAATCATATGCTTTACGCAAGAATGATGGGTTATTCAAACGAAGAATTGTTTAGATTATCTCAGAAAATAATCGTAGAAAAAGATAAAAATGCATTTTTTGGAGAGGCATACAACTTATCATACACTGATATTTATGATTTCGCTTCTGCCGGAAACAAAAAAAGTCTTAAGAAGCTTGAAATCGAGATGGGAATCCATCACCAGGAGCTTGGATTGCCATGGGATAAGCCTGTACCAGAAAATTTGTGGGTAAAAGTTGCAGAATATTGTGATAATGATGTTATTGCAACAGAAGCAGCTTTTGATTATCTGGTTGCAGACTGGACAGCAAGGCAAATTTTGGCTGATCTGGCCGGTATGACAGTGAACGATTCTACCAATAGTCTTACAACGAGGATTATATTTGGTAAGAATAAGAAACCTCAGAATGAATTCAATTATCGAGATTTGTCTAAGCCAGTATATGATCTCGATAAGGATGTTGAAAACTTCTTAAAAGAAGCATGCCCGGTAATGATGAGTCAACCGTTTAACTCACCAGCAGATGAAGACATAGATCTTCCATTCGAGACCAACTCAAAGTTACCATATTTTCCGGGATATAAATTTGAATTCGGAAAATCAACCTATCGAGGTGTTGAAGTCGGTGAGGGCGGATTAGCTGAGGGAGTTCCTGGAATCTATTATATGTGTGCTCTTCTGGATATTGCATCGATGCATCCACATAGTACTATCGCAGAGTGCTTATTTGGTGTGAGATACACGACTGCATATAGAGATATTGTAGAAGGACGTGTAAGCATTAAACATGAAGCATGGAATGAAGTTAATAATATGCTTGACGGTAAACTTACTCCGTATATTCAGAAAGTAATTAATGGCGAGATGGAAGCAGGCGATCTTGCTAATGCTTTGAAGACAGCTATTAATTCTGTATATGGGCTTACTTCAGCCAAGTTTGATAATCCATTCAGAGATCCAAGAAATAAAGATAATATCGTCGCAAAGCGTGGAGCTTTATTTATGGTCGATCTGAAAAATGAAGTTCTTAAACGAGGGTTCAAAGTTGCTCATATAAAGACAGATTCAATAAAAATTCCAAATGCAACACCAGAAATCATTCAGTTTGTTATGGACTTTGGTCAGATGTATGGATATACATTTGAACATGAGGCTACATATGAACGTATGTGTCTTGTAAATGATGCTGTATATATTGCTAAATATGCGGACGAAGAGACATGTATGAAGCAGTATGGGTATGTTCCGGGAGATAATCGAAAACACCCTGGAGAATGGACTGCTACAGGAACTCAGTTTGCAGTGCCTTATGTATTTAAGACACTGTTTACTCATGAGCCGCTGGAATTTAAAGATATGTGCGAGACATTCTCGGTATCCAAAGGAGATTTATATTTAGATATGAATGAAGATCTTCCAGACGTTTCGGCTTATGAGAAGCAGATGGATAAACTGGAGACTGATTACAAAAAAGGCAGAATCTCGGATACATTATTCGAACCAGAATCCATGAAACTTAAGGAAGAGATTGAGAAAGGGCATGCTTTACACTATGTGGGTCGTGTTGGTCAATTCACTCCGGTCAAACCTGGCATAAATGGTGGAGTTTTATATCGTGTAAACGAAGGCAAAAACTATGCAGCAACTGGATCAAAAGGATATCGGTGGATGGAATCTGAGATGGTAAAGACTCTTGAACTTGAAGATAGTATTGATAGAACATTTTATAACAAATTAGTGGATGACGCGGTTGATACTATATCCAAGTATGGAAACTTCGATATGTTTGTTTCCGGTGGCGTGGATTTTATATCAGTGCCGGAAAATGCTCCGGAGGAAATGCCATTCGCGTAAGCAACAGACAATATTATGAAAGGGCTTAAGTGTTAGAACTTAGGCTCTTTTATTTTTGCAAAAATATTTATAAGAAAAAGGAGAACAAAATTATGGAATTAGCAATTAACCCAAGAAATGGAATGTTGAAAATCGAGGACGCAAGAATTATATTCAGAAACTTTGCAGGTGCCGCCAGCACATATAACCGAGAGGGCGACAGAAACTTTGCTCTTGTGATTCCAACAGAAGAGATTGCCGAAATGCTTATCAATGATAAGAATGCAGATGGTGCCGGATGGAATGTAAAGATCAAGCCATCAAACGAAGAGGGTGAGCCGCCAAGAATGAATATGATGGTTAAAGTAAAGTTCAATGACAATGGCCCTAATATTTACCTTAAGTCCGGTAAAGCGATGATCAGAATTACTGAGGATAAGGTTAAGATGCTTGATAATATTCGTATCCAGTCAGTTGATCTTGATATTCGTCCATATGATTCCATTGTAAATGGAAAAACTTACAGAACAGCTTATTTGGCAGGTATGAAAGTGATACAGGCAATCGATCGATTCACAGAAGAGTATGAGGAATACATGCAGGCAAACAGCGATGAAGACGAGCTGCCATTTAACTAAGATTATATTTTAAAGGAGGAACTTAATTATGATTAATTCAATACCGATCATACATAAAGCTAAAATAATAGGCTATTCTATAGGGGGAGACGGTTATCCAATTCAGGAAGTAACACAATGTGGCGCAGTTGTTGATTGTAGTATTCCGAAGAATTCGGGTCGTTATCAGCAGAAGGAAAGAAGACTTGCAATAAAGAACGTTATTTTCAACGATCCAGCAACTATCGTATTTTGGAACGATGGTAGTAAAACAGTGGTTAAGGCTCAGAATGGCGAAGCTTTTGATCCGGAAAAAGGTTTGGCATTGGCTATCTGTAAAAAGACGATCGGCTATAATACAGGAAAATATTATGAAACATTCAAGAAGTGGTTGCCAAATGCCAATAAAGATTCATTAGAAGAACCTACGTCAATAGATTTAGTATCAATGTTTCTTGGTGCGTTTATGACACCGCCAGAGGAGGACAACGAAAATGAAAAAGGCAATTAAACCATCGGCTACACCAGTTGAATACCTTATGAATGGCGGAACATTTGTATACGAATGCGACAATAAAACAAATGAATCTGTAGTGTGGTGTTCAGTAGCTATAGAATTTTCGCATTCGGAAAATGAAACAGACGAAATCGAATTTGATGTTCGTTTTATGAATGGATCGACACCTGACTTTGCAGATTTGAACAGATTGTTTATGGATTTCGTTAGTGAAAATAAATTCATTAATGTTATTATAACAGGTTTACGAGTCACGAATACAGCCACAATAATTGAGAAACTGGAGCGTGTATAAGATGCTGATACAGTTTCGGATAATAAAAGTGAAGCAATATAATTCTACATATAAGTATATTGTATTGCATAATAGCGCTCCTGTTTGCATTACTCAAAGTCATAAACGGGCATCGATGATCATTGCATATCTTCAGGGATATGAGGTGCCAATCGGTGATAGGAAAATAAAGAAAAAATTGGATCAGGTTAGAAAGGAGATACAAAATGATGGAGAATAACTCAAGCGACTCGCCTTTAGAAATGGTCGAGAATGTTACTTTGCAATTTAGAGAAGATGCCGAGAATTTTATATTTGAATCAATAACTGGTTCAATATTTGGCGAATGCGATAGGGCAATAAGTAAAATTAGTAAAGAGCGTCTTGGTATAGCTTTAGACCATCTTAATGCGAAACCCGCGGAATATCTCAAAGTTGTGGCTGGGGGTATAAAAGGTGGTACATATCCGTTTTGCCCGAGCTGTAAAAGCCTGTTAAACCATAATGTATACGATGGTCAGAGAGTTGCTCATTGTATATATTGTGGGCAGAAGGTTCTTTTTGGACTTTATGAATGAGCACAATGAGTAGTAAAAAAGAATTTCTATACCCCCACCAAAAAGAGGCTATACCTAAAATGCATAATGGCTGTATTTTGTGTGGGGGTGTAGGATCTGGTAAAAGTCGCACGTCATTGTATTATTATTTTCAACTCTATGGCGGCTCCATAGACGAGCATGGATATAAAGCAATGACTAAACGTCCGCCGGATCTTTATATTATAACAACAGCAAAAAAACGAGATAATTTGGAATGGGAAGAAGAACTCATTCCTTTTTTATTGTCTACAAATGAAAAGCTGAATAAATCCCGATGGGGTAACAAAGTCGTGATCGATAGCTGGAATAATATACAAAAATATTCAGATGTAAAAGATGCATTCTTTATATTTGATGAGCAGCGAGTAGTTGGTTCCGGGGCTTGGGTAAAGGCGTTCCTAAAGATTGCCAAGAGTAATAAATGGATTCTTTTATCAGCAACTCCGGGGGACACTTGGTCTGATTATATTCCTGTATTTATTGCTAATGGGTTCTATCGAAATAAAACAGAATTTATAGATGAACATGTTGTATATTCTCGGTTTAGTAAATTTCCTAAGATAGATCGATACTTGAATACCGGAAGACTCATCAGATTAAGAAATAATATTCTGGTTGATATGGATTTTGAGCGTAAGACAGTAGCACACCATGAAGATATTTATGTTGATTATGATCATATTGCATATCGTCAGATAACAAAACTTAGATGGAATCCGTGGATAAACAAACCAATAAAAAATGCATCCGAACTATGTTATTCCTTACGAAGAATGGTGAATCAATCTGATTCCAGGCAGATTTCATTTCTTGAACTAATAGAAAAGCATCCTAAATCAATAGTTTTTTATAATTTTGATTATGAGTTGGAGTTACTAAAAGAACTATTACTGCCAATGTGTGATGAGGATAATTTTGAAGTTGCAGAATGGAATGGTCATGCTCATCAAGAAGTACCAACTTCTGATAGTTGGGTATATTTGGTGCAGTATACTGCGGGTTGTGAGGGATGGAACTGTATAACAACAGATACAATTATATTCTATTCACAAAACTATTCTTATAAGGTAATGGAGCAGGCAAGTGGTCGTATAGATCGATTAAATACGCCATTTACAGATTTATATTATTATCACCTAAAAAGTCGATCAGGAATTGATATTGCGATAAGCCGGGCTTTAGCAGCTAAGAAAAAATTCAATGAAACTAGATGGGTAAATAATACTCAAAAAGTTGCATAAGAGGAGTCTATTTTTATGAGTGATTATGAAAAAGCTATATATAATAAAGGATACACTGACGGATGTCATTATGGATATTCTGTTGGTGTTGCAAAACCGGGTTATGAGTTAAAAAATACTGTTGAAAAACGAAAAAAAGAATTATATTTTCTTAAGCAGCGAATTATAGGATTTTTCGTTGTGGTATTTTCAATAATTGCCGGTATAACGATCGATGATTGTACATTCGCAGTATTTACCATACCACTTGGGTTATGGATGGTATTGGGTAATACGATGCTAATCGCTAACCGGTATTATTTTGAGGTTATAAAAGCGCGTAGAAAACACTCTCTATAGTGAAAAGGAGAGTGAAGTTTATGGCAGATTACGAATATTTATATTGTATTGCGATTCATGGAATGCTCAAGGAACGTATTAATGCTGGATACGATAACTATAAAAGATGATGATTTAATTGTCTATTTGAAAAATGATGATGATATTTTCATTTATACAGTTTACGGTATAACAGACAAAATAGTCTTTGGGTGCGACAAGGAGATCATAGTAAGCAACGTAGTACAACACTATAAACGTTATATATTAAGAAAATATTTTTATTAACAATCTAAGAGAGGTCTTTGATTATATCAGGGACTTCTCTTATTTTTTACGAAAGGAGTGACCGGAATGGAAACTAGCACAAAGGAAGTATACTTCAATGTTTATTGCGAGAAGTGTGCGTACAAAGATGAAAAAGAAACTGAAGATCCATGCGATGATTGCTTGAATCATCCATACAATGACGATTCTCATAAACCAGTTAGATGGGAGACGAAAGAATGAAATGCCCAAAATGTGGAGGAAAAATGGTAGTGTCGGATACGGTTCAGAATCTGGATGATAATGAGATTATGAGACGACGGTTATGTGTTAATGGGCACAGTTTTTTCAGTGTAGAAAAAATTGTTGACACGACAGCTGAATTTGTAGAGGAGTGGCAGATGTATCACAGATAGGAGGTAAGCATGATTAATAGGCTATTGCAGGAGGATGTTAAATGGCAGCGAATGTTATATCGATCAAAAATAACAAACGATAATGGACAAGTGATAATACATGCGGTTCATGAGTTTGAAACAGATTGTGGCGTTTATGAAATTCGCTTTTCCATGCCATCTACACAGTATTTCGATCAGCGGGGGTATGAAGCCGATCATTATATTGTTCCAAGAGAAATAAGAAATAAAAGAGCATAGGAGGATACAAATGGCTTATGTGGTTCAAGGGTTAACCGTTAAAGAAACGATCGAGTATAAATTAAATATACTTCGTGATTTTTTAATAGTAGATGATAAAAATCGTGATCGATATCGTAAGCAGCTTGAATATGAGGTCGTACGGAATAAGGAAAGCGATCCATATTTTGTGCTAGATGCAGTAGTAAGAGATATGATTGCAAAGAAGTTAGGAGGTAGATGAATAACATGCTGGATACGATAACTGTTGGTTTTTTGATTGGATTGCTTATTGGCAATGGCATTAATTCAAAAGCAGCAATCATGACAGATAGTGGTTGGGAGTGCGACGAGACAGAGGTGGATGCAATTTATTATAATTCAAAAACCAATGTGCTTATGCTTACCAGAAAATTAGGCAATGAGCATGTATATGCCGATTGTGATGATTGGGAGCTTTTATGGAAACATCCTAAATATTACACGGAGGTAGATTTATGAGTGGAGTAACAATATTAAATGTAAAAGATGCATTTTTACCGGCTGTTTATGAGCATCAGAACATTATCATTCCAATACTCATTATATTGGCTGTGATGTCGCTTGTTTGCGTTTTGATATTTATGAATCATGAAATAGTGGCATACATATTTTCAGGTGTTACTATATTGTCTGTGTTATTTGCGTTTATTTTTGCATGTGCACAGCCAATTCAATACGATGTCATCCTTGACAATTCGGTAAACTATAACGAATTTATTGAGAAGTATGACGTGATAGAAGTAAATGGAAAAATTTACACGGTACAGTTGAAAGACCGGTAAAAGGAGGGAACAATATGATTAATGCAGAGGAAGCAAGACAGAAAACTATATTAAATGGAAAAAGTAGAGATGTCCTAAAATCAATTGACGGTAAAATTAAAGAAGTGATATATAAAGGACGTTATTCGTGTATTTATTCATTTGATGAATTTGATGATATTCTTGACGATGATACGATTTGTGCATTGATTCAAGAAATTAGAAGTTTAGGATATTACGTTGAGCGTGGTTATGACCCATTACATACGAAGCAATTGGCACCGGGCGTATATCATGGTTATACGGTAATAAGAATAAGTTGGGAGGAAAGAATATGATTAATGCGGAGGAAGCAAGATCAAAAACTGTATTGAGCGAAGCCAAATATCAAAAAAAGTTATACATAAGTACTGTAAAAAAAATAAATCGAAAGATTAAGGAGGCTACGAAAAAAGGTTCATATGGAGTGGCTTGTGAGCGCGATCATATTAGCGATGATGTTTGTAAGTTGTTAATTACCCATTATGAAAATTTAGGGTACACGATACGTACATATGAATATAATAGTTGGTTGCAAGCTGATGAAATACGTATCACTTGGAAGGAGGAAACAAAATGATATCATCTCTAAATGCTAATAAAAATTTTAGAGAAATTATTGAAATACGAGAAGAAATTCCTACACATACTTCGGATCCACGTTCCATTAGGATTAGAGATTTGTTGTATATTGTCAATTCTGATGTACATATTTTTGAAAGGGGATGTCCGATACCGAAATTAAAAATACCTAATGGCCTAAATGAAAAGTACATTGATTACATTGGAGAGTGCATTTTAAACTCTTGCGCATATGAGATAAGTACTCGGGATGGACATTTGAATGTCTTTATAGAGCCGGTTTCTAAGGAGGAACATAATGGGTAAGGATATGCAGACACTGAGTAATTCGCGATATTTACTTCTTATATAATGAAGAAAGGAGTGAATTAATCATGAAAAATTTCATTAAAGGAGCACTGGCGTTATGGACAGTATTAACGACAATTTGGACTTTTATCACCTTTGACATTATTAGAGGCATGATTGAGGGTTTTGGTGAAAGGGACAATCAGATACAAAAACAAGACGACCAGTATTGCATGTGGGTTATCATGACGAAACAATTTAAAGAGTTAAGACTCAGAGTAAAATCCGGGTCTTTTCTCTTTTATATTTTTTAACACACAAAAACAATAGTAAAAGATAGTCCATTAATGGGAAAGAATTTGATACTTACAAGGTAGGTACTGTTGCGAACTCTTGCAGTACTATGCACAAGATTGCTGAGAAGGAGTTTACAATCGATGATTTCAGTCATGAGCATTTATCGAAAACATCTATTAAAGTATTAGCAAGAACTGTTTATACTTTAAATTTCTGGAGAGGAGCTTTCAATTGTAAAAATAACGAGGAAAGAAATTTATATTTCGCTAATAGTGATTGGAACGATACTTATGTTCCGACTAAAGAAGACTGTTGGTGGCAAATGATTCAGCTTCTTCCGAGCAGTTATAACCAGACTCGTAATGTCATGCTGAATTATGAGGTGCTGGCAAACATTTATAAATCTCGTAAAGATCATAAGTTGGATGAATGGCGAGAGTTCTGTAGGTGGATTGAAAGTTTACCGTATTATGATTTAATTGTTAGCACTTCTAGCGGATGTAAAAATAAGGTTAATAAATCCGACATTAGATGGGCTGAAGATATTTTCAAGAATCATGGCATTAAACTAACTGAGGCACAGATTGATGCGATAAATTCTATCGGTACAACAAACATTATAACTTCGGAAGAGATGGTAAACGGTATTGATTCAGATACCATGACAGACGCAGCAGTAGACTATGCTGTTCAGATGGCAAAAGATGCTGCAAGACATTATAGCTTTGAAAAGGAGGAGTGATATTTATGGAAAAGCTATTTATAAGTCGAAGTGACTATGAAGCTATTAAAAACGGCAAAGATGTATTAATCGTAGTTGAAGCAAAAGGCGAATCACCAATGTATGCCCGTGTTCTTTCTTACGCCGTAAGTCTTGAGAAGATTGAAAAGAAGGTACCTGATCAACCGGAATTTCCTATGGAGAAAATGTTATTTGGTGAGCCGTTTCCTTGGGGTAAATCGGATAAATCAATAATTACATGTGAACCCAAAAATCAAAGAGGAAAACGGCGGCTAATAAATGGAATTGACCAGGATACTACGACAGATGAATCAAGCATGAATGAGGTGGTTAACAACTGGCTTAGAGATAAATATCCTGACGGATGTCCAACTGCACCAACGGAATGTGACGTTCAGTTAGTAAAAGATAGTATGAAAAAGGAGGAATAAAAAATGACAGTAAAAGATATTTTGGATTTAAGCACAAATAACATTAATATTTATGATATAAACAATACTAATTATATAATAACTATTAATCGTATCGCTTACAAAAAAGGAATGGTTTTGGAAAAACTATTAAATTCCGAAGTGGCTGATATTTCTGCGTTCACTATTGGTGTATTAAGAGTAAAGATTCACTGGACGAAGGAGGAATAAAATGGTTACATATATAGGTTTAGTTGATACTATTTCTGATAATAGACCACCATGCCGGTATCGATCGTATTATATAACAGGTGTTGGCGGGGCTGGTAATTATGAATGTTATTGCCAAAAAGAAGGGTATTGCCATAATCGAATAAATAAAAGAGATGCAAATGACAATATCATCAGTTTATGTAGAGCATAATTATAAGGAGAAATAAGAGATGAAAAAGTTATTAGACAATTCAGTTATAGAAATTTGGAGCGGTAGATATATTAATAATCTATCAGGTCGAAGTCTTGTGGATAGACATGCTAAAATCATTCAGATTGAACGCGGATCTGCAACTAATGACTACATTGTAGAAATTGTTCATGAAGAGGAAAATGTAAAAAAAGACGAATTTATTAAAAAAGACTTAACATAACATATTAAAGGAGGAATAAGAAATGTATATGCTTTTAGGATTTTTATGTTGGGGATTTTATTATTTTGGTGGTCATGTTACTACTTGGATTATTGCTGGTGCTGTGTGCATATTAGCAGAAGGGATTAGTGATCTGGCCGAGGAAATGAAGGAGCGAGGAAAAAATCACGATGCAGTTATTAAAAAGTGCGTTGATGATTATCGTGTCACTCTTAAAGAGATAAATACTAAGAATACATTGAATACTGTATACGGAGTAGGTGGCATTAATGGCTTTTCAGTAACTCCTTGCAGTAGCGTGTCAGAATCAGTTGACAGCCCGGATGTAGACAGACTATAATCAATTTATATTTTGTACATATCGAAGGAGGTAGAAGGATATGAGAAAGGCTTTATTGATTATGGGTTTGGCAGTCACTGTGTTTGCTGTTGGATGCTCTGATAATAGTAGTAATGGCGGAAGTGGCGACAGTTCCGGTAAGACTGGAACAACTCTTGTGGAGGAAGCAGAAGTAGATGAGGTAGAGAACTCAACATCAACTATTTCATCGTCAGATAATACTGTTTCAGAAGAAGTATCAACAAAAGATTTATCAACAATGATTCCTAATCCAAATGATATATTTACGGCGGAAGAAATCAGTTTCAATAATTATGGTGATTTAGTTACTGGTAGCGTAAAAAACGCCGAAAGATCAGAGTTTGACACCTATAAACAGAAATGCAAAGACGCGGGATTTGACACTGTTGATTATGATTCGGAAGACGATAGCGGATCATTATATATGGGTTACAACAACGACAAGTCATATAAGGTAAGATTGTTTTTCTCAAAGAAAGATAACAGTGTTGAAATAACTCTCAAAACTGAGAATAATTAGCTGTATTTTGACTAAAAATCTCTGCCCACTTTTATAAAAATTTTTGGCCAGTTGCCCACTTTTTGTGGGTTCTGGTCATTTTTTATGCAAATTTTTGGAGCGGATTTTGGAGAATTTTGGTCAAATGGCCAAAAAAAGTGGGTTTCTGCCCACTTTTGAAAATGTTTTTGGCCAGCGAAAAACCTAGGTTTTATGCGGGTTTGCGGGGTGCTGTGGCCAAAAACCCACTTTTTTCTCTTATTAATTGTGAAAAAAAAATATATATTTTTATAATAAATAGAGAAAATTTTTGGGCTTTTGGCCAGATGGTGAAAATGGGGGATTAAAGCCCCTAACACAAGGTCTGTGCTAGGGGCTCGGAGGGAATATAAAAATTTGCTATTATAAAGATGTGTAACTTGACTCATAATATATCAAGTTTAGAATAGAAAAAATAATAAATTTACTCAGTATCAATATCTGAATCTGAGCGGTCAATATTATCGGGATCTGTAAGATTGGCGTCAGGTTTCATTGCCTTTTTAGTAGTTTTTACATTTTTCTTAGTGTTTTTTGCTTCAGTAATTTTTGTGTATTTATCTTTAGCAAAAGACCAAATTTCATATCGGTATTCGTACGCAACACAAGCGGCAATATAAATAACTAGTTTACCGCTTTGTATATAACCTTCTTTGAGCCCTTTACGGTAACATTGATTTTTATAGGATAATAATTCTGGTTGTGTATAAATATAAGCATTATTCATATTACCACAATGTTTCTTTATCGCATGTGTCATGTTTGGTGCTGATGGTTTACCTGATACCGAGCAATGTGTTTTACATATATTAAGCATAGAATTGTCTTTAATTAATGCTTGCTCAGCCATTTTTATACCTCCTTTCTGATTAATATGTATATATTGTAACAATTGTCAGATAAAAAATATATTTCATAACTGAATGCATACATAATTTAATGTATCATAAATGAACACTCGCATCGTTTACATAGACCTTTATGAAATAAAATAAAAGGAGGTTTTATCATGATGCCAAATTATAAAGATAAAGATACGAAAGCCGCGTGGTGTTTGGGGTTTTTAATGTGTTATTTAGAACACGGACCAAAAGAAAAAACTGAATCATTTAAGCTTTTTATCGCAAAGAAATTAAAAGAGCATGGTATTACCATAATATTTTAATAACAAGGACTCAGTGTAGAAATACATTGGGTCTTTATTTTTTCGCAAAATCTACAACCGCTTTAATGACAGAAAAACTATATTTTAAGGAGGTTTTTATTATGAAAGTAAAAGAAACAATTAAAAACAAATACGAGGAATGCAAAGAAAAGATTTCCGACATGGATGACTTTACTAAAGGTCTTAATTTGGGAACTATGATTGGTATAGGTGGAATATTATTAAACCAATACTTAACTATCAAAGTTGCAAACAAAGCTACAAAAGAATCTTTTGTAAACGGTTATATGTCTGGAATCGGGGATGTATTAAACAATAAAGTTAATGTGATGAAATTAAAAATAACAAAAAATTAAAAAATTAAATCTGTCAATAAAGGCTCAGTGTAGAAATACATTGGGTCTTTATTTTTAGCGGCAAATACAAATTATCTTCATTTTTCTTCTCGCGTCATTTACATACCCTTTTATAGAGAGAAAGGATAGAAACGCTATTTTTTTTATCGGCGTGCATTTCCTTTTTCATTTTGAAAGGAGGGTATTATTAGCGATGTTAGAAAACAAATTCAAGACAAAGCTGGTAAATGAATTGGAACACCGGTTTCCAGGATGCATTGTATTACATATGGATCCAACGGAAATACAGGGAATTCCGGACCTTCTTATTTTATACAAGAATAAATGGGCAGCACTCGAGGGAAAGAAAAATGCTACGGCGAGTCATCGACCAAATCAAGGGTATTATGTGGCGAAGATGAACCGTATGTCATATGCCGCTTTCATTTATCCAGAAAATAAGGAGGACGTGTTAAATGATCTTCAATCAACATTCGAGTCTTGAAGGACTCCACGCTCCATTCTCAGCAAGTCAATACCATTGGCTACGGTATGATGACGAAAAAGCGATTGAAATATATCGAAATAAAAAAGCATCTGAGATGGGCACTAAACTTCATGCATGGGCAAAAGAAACAATTGATCTTGGAATTAAACAACCTCGTTCAAAGAAAACGATTTATTCATATGTTAATGATGCAATCGGATATCAGATGAACACAGAGGTTGTTTTATTTTATTCAGAAAGATTTTTTGGAACTGCCGATGCTATAAGTTTCAAAAACGGATTATTAAGAATTCATGATTTAAAGACTGGACGTATCCCAGCACATATGGATCAGCTATTAATTTATGCTGCGCTGTTTTGTTTGGAATACAAAGTGAAACCGGGAGAGATCAAGTACGAGCTTCGAATTTATCAGAATGATAATGTGGAAGTATTTTGTCCGACAGTAGAAGATGTGGCACCTGTTATAGACAAAATCATTCATCTTGATAAATTATTTCAGTCTTTAAATAACGGGGAGGTATAACATGAATACTTTTTCAGATCTTGATTCATTATTGCTTGACGAAAATTTCCTTGCCCATTATGGAACACCGAGGCATTCAGGTCGTTTTCCATGGGGATCAGGAGAGAATCCATATCAGCATGGACAGGATTTCCTTAGTCGAGTAGAAGCTCTTAAGAAAACTGGGTGGGAAGAAACACCCGAAAATATTAAAAATGAATTTGGACTTACCACAGGACAGTATCGTACTGAAAAGTCTTTGGCTAAAGATGAACGGCGTATGTTGATTGTCGAACATGTTAAATCATTAAGATCTGATGGATTAAACAATTCTGAGATTGGACGAAAACTAGGTATTAATGAGTCTACCGTACGATCACTGCTTAATGCCAGTTCAGAAAGCAAAATGAAACAGGCTCGTAATACTGCTAACTATCTTAAGAAGCAGGTTGACAGTAAAGAAATGGTCGATGTCGGTACCGGAGTAGAACGTGTGCTTGGAATATCAAAAGAAAAACTCGAACAGGCTTTAACCATTCTTACACGGGAAGGGTATAACGTATACGGCGGACGTTTCTCTCAGGCTACTAATACTTCTCAGAAAACGACTCAGAGGGTACTTTGTAAACCGGGAATCGAACATCAGGAGATTTATGATCTGGACAGAGTAAAAACTATTAATGATTACATATCTCGTGATGGTGGTGATACATTTGAACGAAAGTTCACATACCCATCAAGCTTGGATTCAAAGCGGTTAGCAATTTGTTATGCTGAAGATGGCGGGTTAGAGAAAGACGGACTTGTTGAAATCAGAAGAGGGTGTCCTGATTTATCATTAGGAGAATCCAGATATTCACAGGTTCGAATCATGGTAGACGGGAAGAAGTACATCAAGGGAATGGCAGTTTATTCTGATGATCTACCAGATGGTATAGATGTACGATTTAATACCAATAAAACAAAAGATAAGTCTAAACTCGAAGTTTTAAAAGACATCAAAGACGATCCGGACAATCCATTTGGATCACTTATAAAAGACGCGGATCAGGGCGGACAGTATTGGTATGACAGTAAAACCGGTGAACGGATTTCTGGAGCATCCGATAACCCTAATAAGAAACTTGGGCTCATAAATAAGAGAGCTGATGAGGGTGATTGGGATGACTGGAAAAATGCGTTACCGTCACAGTTTCTTGGTAAACAGACAAAGACATTAGCAGAAAAGCAGCTTAATTTGGCGAAAGCAAATAAGATGGATGAGTATGCTGAGATATGTTCACTGACTAACCCAACTGTTAAAAAATATTATCTTGAGAAGTTTGCGGATGGTTGTGACGCGGCAGCTGTCAATTTACAGGCAGCAGCATTACCGCATCAGAAGTATCATGTCATTATACCAATCCCATCGCTCAAAGATAATGAGATATATGCACCAAAGTATTCGTCCGGAACAAAAGTGGCACTTATTCGTTACCCTCACGGAGGAACGTTTGAGATACCTATTTGTACAGTTAACAATCGTAATAAAGATGCAATTAAAACAATTGGGCCATTGGCACAGGATGCTGTTGGTATTAATGCGACGGTAGCCGCTCGATTATCTGGTGCAGACTTCGATGGGGATACTGCTATGGTTATACCTACCAGTAGCAAGGTGAGGATCACATCTACACCAGAACTTGATGGACTTAAAGGATTTGATCCAAAACTCGAATATGGCGGAGAAGTAAAGATTGATAGTAATGGCGAAAAACATTATTATCGGGATGGTCATGAATATAAGGTTATGAAAAATACCCAGACAGAAATGGGTAAAATATCTAATCTTATCACAGATATGACATTAGCTGGCGCGGATGAAAAAGAACTGGCCAGAGCTGTTAGACATTCTATGGTTGTAATTGATGCTGAAAAACACAAACTCGACTATAAAGCAAGTGAAAAAGACAATAACATTGCACAGCTTAGAAAAGATTACCAGGCGAAGTATGATGAAAATGGCAATCTTGTTAGATCTGGTGGAGCATCCACAATACTTTCAAGAGCTAAAGGAGAGACAAGTGTCCCAGCGACACAAGGAACGCCAAAGATCAATCTGAAAGATAAGTCGTGGTATGACCCATCCAGACCAGAGGGATCATTGATTTATAAGACAGCTGATGATTTGTATTACCCTAATCGGACCATAGATAAAAAGACTGGTACAGTGACAATCAAAACCGCTGATGGAGATACAATTAAGTATAATACCACTGATAAGGCATCCATTGATCGGTACACCCCTGTTAAGCGTAAAGACAATACCACTGGCGAGGTATACTATACAGATCGTACTGGTAAGATCCGATACGAGATGAAAATGCGAACCAAAAAGAGTACAAAGATGGCAGAGACTGATGATGCTTATACATTAGTATCTGAAGCACGTCATCCTATGGAGCTATTATATGCCCAGTATGCCAATGACATGAAGGGGCTGGCCAATAAAGCTAGAATAGAGATGTCTTATACAGGTAAGATAGCAACTAGTAAAGAGGCAAAGAGCAAGTATAAAGATGAGATAGACTCACTGGATGCAAAACTCAACGATGCCCTTAAGAACACGGTCAAAGAACGTACTGCACAGCGGATGGCGAATGTAGAGATAAACGAGAAAAAGCAAAGTAATCCTGATATGAAAACGAGCGATCTTAAAAAGATTAGTCAACAGGCACTTACTAAGTATCGGCAGCAGGTTGGATCTGTGGCACGAAGAGACAGAGCTATAGAAATTACTGACCGTGAATGGGAAGCAATTCAGTCAGGGGCTATCAGTGAAAATAAATTAAAGCAGATACTTAACAATGCAAATCCGGATGTGCTTCGCGAAAGATCAATGCCAAAAGAAAAGCGTGGCATTTCACAAGTTCAGATTAATCGTATCAAAGCTTATGCAGCATCCGATTACACATTGCAAGAGATCGCTGACAAGATGAATCTTTCTGTTTCAGCAGTTTCAAAGTATTTAAAAGGAGGAAATTAAATGAGCAATAGTAATAATGCCATCGATCGTTTAGTTGCAATTACAACTTTCGACAATCCTTTTAATCCTTTTACACAGTTTACAGAATGGTTATTGTTTGACAAAGAAAAAGGTTACAACACTTGCGAATACTTAGCAAGAATTGCAAAAGTTGAAGATAATTTGTCACAGCAAGAATATAATCGTGCAGTTGAACAGGCAATCGATAGCATAATTGAAACTGATCCATTCAATATTTACAAAAAAATAACAAATAACAGCGTAGCGGCTTAACCGTATCACTGGTAGACGATGAATACATAGGGAGGGGGTCTTAAAAATCACACCCCCTGCCGTCATCGCCGCCCTCCTCAGAAATTCCCCGGAGGTAAAAATGGGAGAAAGTCGATGAATGATATTTGCATAGACTCATTAATGCTTTTCGTAATCCACCCCTTACAAGCGTTTATTTCCAATCCTTTCACATTAATGAGTCTATGCAAATATCATTCATTGCTTGATTGTTAGATGATATTTACAAGGACTTATGATGATTCTTTAAATTTGATATGTGAAACCCTCCGCACATATATTCTGGTGATGCCACGTCCAGAAAATGCCTCCTTTCGAAAAATCCTGAGCATATTTCAGGTGCATCATAAGTCTTTATAAATGTTATCTAAATGGTTGAAAAGATAATAGAAGGAGGTTAAAAGTATGCCGAAAGCTAAAAACACTACTGCTAAACTCAGACCGGCGTTGACACCTGAAGCAAGAGAGAAACAGTTGATTGCTTTGGCTAACGAGGCAGCAGAAAAACAGTTACGAGAGGGAACGGCATCGTCACAAATAATTACATATTTTCTTAAAGCTGGCTCCACAAAAGATCAACTTGAACTGGAAAAGCTTCGAGAAGAAAACAGATTACTTAAGGCTAAAACTGAAGCTTTACAGAGCCAAAAGAGAATGGAAGAAACATATGCAGAGGCATTAGCAGCAATGCGAAAATATTCTGGTCAAGGCGGTGATGTTGATGAATATTAGACGATATTCTGAACTGATACAAATACCGACTTTTGAAGAACGATTCGAATATTTACGATTGGACGGACAAGTAGGTGCAGACACATTTGGTTCAGATCGTTACCTTAATCAGATATTTTATAAATCGCCGGAATGGAAAAAAATCAGAGATGAAATAATCATCAGGGATCAATGTTGTGATTTGGCTATGTCAGGTTATGACATTCATGGCCCAGTATTAATTCATCATCTGAACCCAATCACAAAAGAAGATATTTTATCCAGAACAGATTTATTACTAAATCCAGAATATCTTGTCTGTACAATTCAAAGCACACATAACGCTATACATTATGGAGATGCGAATCTGCTAATTACTAACCCAATAGAAAGAAAACCAAACGACACATGTCCTTGGAAACATTAAGGAGATCGATATGAATAATAGTATTTTAGATTTCGTAAAGGAATTCAATGGTGTTTTGGATGAAGATAAGGATTTCGATAATGATTTCATTGCCGACATTAATGCTGCATTCATGACACTATGGCAGTTGGGTGTTGGTCCAAAAACGCCGTTTAATATCAAGGATTCAACTGCGACGTGGGAAGATTTTATCAATGACAATATATATATTGATTCAGTGAAAACGTACGTCGGGCTCAAAGTTCGTATGATGTTTGACCCGCCGTCAAGTTCAACTCACGCAGACGCCATAAACCGGAACATAGCAGAAATGGAATGGCGATTACAAGTGTCTTCAGAGCACAAACAAAAAGAGGAGGGATGACATTATGTGGAGTTATATGGGAACCCCGTATTCTGAAGATTTTCTTTCTCATCATGGAATACTCGGAATGAAATGGGGAGTCCGACGTTATCAAAATGCCGATGGAACATTGACTGTCAAAGGCCGAAAAAGAGCTGCGAAGCTAAAAAAAGAGTATGATGCACTTACCAACAAACCGAAGTCTGAAGACGAATCCGTTGAAGCAAAAAAACAGAAAGTGTTAGAAAGTAGATCAGCAAAAGAATTATATAAAAATGCTGATCTTTTTTCATATAACGAATTACAGAATGCTTATAATCGATTAAGTCTTGAAAGAAATATTAAGCAGTTAATTCCAAAAGATGTTTCAACTGGTGAAAAGATCGTAAATGCATATATCAGTGCCGGACGTAAAGTGAACGATGTTATGGATGTAAGTGCAAAGGGATATAACCATATTGCCAAAGCTTATAATGCATTTAAGAAGAAAGATAGTGCAAGAGCGCCAATCATCGGTGAAGGCGGAGATAAAAAAGATAAGAAGAAGGGTAATTAGGTGATCGTGTATGGGATTATCTAATACTGCTGTACCGAAATATTATGGTATGTTTAGGGATGCCGTAATTAGAGGAGATATAGCAATCAATACCGAGATCGAAATGGAAATGAACCGCATTGACGCGTTAATTGCTAATCCTGGTATATGGTACGATGATCAAGCCATGCAAGGATTTGTCGATTATTGTGAAGATGAGCTGACATTGACCAACGGAGAAGATCTGCATTTACTTGATACTTTCAAACTATGGGCAGAACAAATATTTTGTTGGTATTATTATGTCGAACGTAGTGTATATGTTCCCGGTCCAGATAATCACGGTGGACATTACGTTACAAAGAAAATCAAGAAACGTCTTATTAACAAACAATATCTTATAGTTGCTCGAGGAGCGGCTAAATCTATGTATGCCTCATGCATACAAAACTACTTTCTTAATGTAGATACATCCACAACACATCAAATAACAACTGCGCCAACAATGAGACAAGCGGATGAAGTTATGTCACCAATAAGAACCGCAATCGCTCGTTCAAGAGGACCGCTGTACAAATTCTTAACTGAAGGAAGCGTGCATAGTACTGTTGGAAAAACAGGGAATCATACCTATCTGGCGAGCACTAAAAAAGGAATACAGAATTTCCTTACTGGTTCTTTATTGGAAGTCGTTCCTATGACAATTGATAAACTACAGGGTCAGAGAATTAAAGTTGCAACCATTGACGAATGGCTATCCGGTGATGTTCGAGAAGATGTCGTTGGCGCGATAGAACAATCGTCAGCAAAAGAGCAGGGAACTGCTCAGAATAATGATTATCTGATTTTAGCAATCAGTTCAGAAGGTACCGTACGAAACGGTAGTGGAGACACAATCAAAATGGAATTGATGAAAATTTTAAAAGGTGAATATTCATCGATTCATACCTCTATATGGTGGTATAAGCTTGATTCAATTGACGAAGTAAGCAATCCGGAGATGTGGATAAAGGCAAACCCAAATCTTGGAAAAACAGTCACATATGATACCTATCAGGACGATGTCGAACGTGCTGAGAAAAACCCCGCTGTTCGAAACGATATTTTGGCGAAGCGATTTGGTATTCCAATGGAAGGCTATACCTATTATTTCACTTATGAAGAAACATTACCTCATAAGAAAAAAAGAGATTATTGGGGTATGCCGTGTTCGCTCGGAGGAGATCTATCACAGGGTGATGACTTCTGTGCATTCACATTTATGTTTCCAATTGGTGACGGGTCTTTTGGAATAAAGACTCGAAACTATATTACAGAACAAACTCTTATGAAATTGCCTATGGCGATGAGAGTTAAGTATGAATCTTTTATGAATGAAGGTTCACTGATTGTAATGCCGGGAACTGTATTAGATATGATGCAGGTTTATGATGATTTGGATGAGTACATAAATCAACGAGAGTACGACGTAGTAAGTTTCGGATATGACCCATATAATGCTCGGGAATTTGTTGAGCGTTGGACAAGAGAAAATAGTCCATTCGGAGTAGAAAAAGTAATACAGGGAGCTAAGACAGAATCGGTTCCATTAGGTGAGTTAAAGAAACTGGCTGAGGAACGTATGCTTTTGTTTGATGAGGAACTTATGACGTTTGCCATGGGAAACTGTATCACGATGGAAGATACAAACGGTAATAGAAAACTATTAAAGAAACGATATGAGCAGAAGATAGATGCAGTAGCAGCAATGCTCGACGCATATGTCGCATATAAGCTTAATCGTGAAGCCTTTGACTAGGAGGTAATAAATGGGAGTAACAGACAGATTTCAACGGGCATGGAATGCATTTAGAAATAAGGAACCAACATATCCATACAGTTATGGAAGTGGATATGGACGAAGACCCGACCGATTGATTCTTACTGGCAATAATGATCGTTCCATTATCAATTCCATATTTAACCGAATCGCTGTTGATGCGTCAAGTGTTGGAATTAAACACTGTAAGAATGACAAAAACGGCCGGTATGAAGAAGATGTGGATTCAGGACTAAACAATTGCTTGAATTTAGAAGCAAACATTGATCAGACAGGCCGTGCATTCTTACAGGATTTGGTTATGTCAATGCTAGACGAAGGATGCGTCGGGGCAATACCTATCGACACCGACGAAGATCCTTTGACAACCGATTCTTACAGCATCGGATCAATGAGAACATGCAAGATACTTGAATGGTATCCTCGCCATGTAAAAGTTAGGGTATACAACGATCAAACCGGTAAACGTGAAGAGGTGGTCGTGCCTAAAAGAATTGTTGCAATTATAGAAAATCCACTTTATACGATTGTGAATGAGCCTAACTCACAGGTGCAGCGGCTGGCAAAGAAATTGAGATTACTGGATGTGACAGATGAAAAAACGGCGTCTGGAAAACTTGACATAATTGTTCAGTTACCGTATCAGGCGAGATCATTGTTAAAGAAAGAGCAGGCAGAGACCAGACGTAAAGACATCGAAGACCAGCTCGTAGGCAGTAAATATGGTGTTGCATACATTGATGCAACTGAAAAAATCATTCAGCTTAATCGTCCTGTTGAAAACAATCTTATGAATCAGGTAGAGTATCTGACTAATCAGGTATTTGCCCAGATAGGCATTACACAGAGTATCTTAGATGGTACTGCTGATGAAAAGACAATGCTGAACTATATGAATCGGACAATCGAACCGATAGTTTCAGCCATTGTTGATGAATTTAAAAGAAAATTCTTAACAAAGACTGCTCGCACACAAGGGCAGACAATTCAGATGTTCAAAGATCCGTTCAGACTGGTTCCAGTCAATAATATCGCAGATATCGCGGATAAATTCACAAGAAATGAAATTATGACATCAAATGAAATGAGACAGGTTATTGGTATGAAGCCATCGAAAGATCCAAAGGCTGATGAACTGAGAAATAGCAATATCAGTCAGGCCAAAGAAGGAGATGCACCAGTACCAAATATCCAAAATCAATCCCAAGAAGGAGGAAACAATCAAAATGAGTAAGAAATGGGATTTTAGTGGTTATGCCACTAGAAACGACTTACTTTGTGCCGACGGAAGAACGATTAGACATGGCGCATTTAAGGACTGTGATGGAAAAACAGTTCCATTGGTGTGGATGCATGATCATACAAAAGTCGAATCAGTTCTTGGACACGCATTACTCGAAAATCGTGAAGATGGAGTATATGCGTACGGATCATTTAATGATACCGAAGAAGGTCAGGCTGCAAAGAAGCGGGTTATGCATGGTGATGTAGCTTGCTTATCAATATGGGCAAACCATCTTAAGCAGATCGGCGGCGATGTACTTCATGGTGACATCAAGGAAGTCAGTCTCGTACTCGCTGGAGCCAATCCAGGGGCAAGCATTGACTTTGTTATGGCTCATGGTGACGAAGAAGCGGATGAGCTTCAGGCTTTCTATGATGAAAATATCATGATCATTCAGCATGCAGACGACTCTAAAGAGGAATCAAAAGATAACCCCGAAAAGAAAACAGAACCTGAAAATAATGAACCAAAGAAAGATGGGGCCGAAAGAGGAAAGACCATCGAAGAAGTCATCGACACCATGAATGACGAGCAGAAGAAAGTTTTATTCGGATTACTTGGCGAAAATCAGGAAAGAAAAGAACAGAGCGATAACAAAGATAATAAAGAAGGAGACAACGAAATGAAACATAATTTATTCGATCAGAACAATATGCAGAATGAGCAGAATGAGCAGAATAACACAGTTCTGTCTCATGATGATATGAAGACAATCATTGGCGATCTTAAAAAATACGGATCATTAAAAGACAGCTTCATGGCACATGCTGATGAATATGGTGTACAGAATCTTGAATTCTTATTCCCAGAGGCAAAAGCTGATTCCCCAGTTCCAACGTTCATCAGCAGAAATATGGATTGGGTGCAGCAGGTAATGTCATCTGTACATCACGTTCCATTTAGCAGAATCAAGTCAATGTTCGCTGACATCACAGAGGATGAAGCAAGAGCTAAGGGTTATATCAAAGGAAAGCTTAAGAAAGAAGAAGTATTCGGTTTGCTTAAGAGACGTACCGATCCAACAACAATCTATAAGAAACAGAAGATGGATCGTGATGACATTGTTGATATCACAGATTTTAACGTTGTTGCCTGGCTTAAGGCTGAGATGCGTATGATGCTTGATGAGGAAATCGCGAGATCAATTCTCTTTGGCGATGGTAGACTTGCATCCAGTGACGATAAGGTTGATGAGAATCGTATTCGTCCAGTTCTGAATGATCACGATTTATTTACAATTAGATGGGCAGTTGCCGCAGGTTCATCTGAGGATGACAAGGCAAAGAATTTCATTCGTGCAGCCGTTAAATCAAGAAAGAATTATAAGGGATCAGGAAATCCAGTTCTGTATACCACAGAAGATATGCTTACCGATTGTCTGCTTCTTGAAGATACTATCGGTCATAAGTTATACAAGACTGAAGCTGAACTTGCAACAGCACTTCGAGTAAGCAAAATCGTTACGGTTCCAGTTATGGATGGTCTTAAAGATAAGGACGATAAGGATGTGTATGGTGTGATCGTAAACCTTGCTGATTATAAGGTTGGCGCTGATAAGGGTGGATCAATCAACATGTTTGACGACTTCGACATCGACTACAATCAGGAGAAGTATCTGATTGAGACTCGTTGCTCAGGTGCACTTGATAAGCCATTCTCAGCAATTGTGCTTAGATCTGGCAGCGAAACCAAGAGCGAGGAACCTGGTCTTGCTGAAGCAAAGAAAGCAATTGCCTAGTTTATCAGAAGGGAGATAAATAAACATGGATAAGATTTTCAATGACGCAAAAGACAAAAACGTAAGTGCTACATATGTATACGGAAAATCCGGTGATACAAAGGCATATGTGGATGCTGCTTGTAAAACTCAGCTTAAGACAAGTGAGTTAAAAGAGATGTTCTTAAAGAGAGCAATCATTTCTATTGGAGATGCTCTGTATGTGCCGGTATCTTTCAGCGTGACAAGCAATGTCGGAAGTGTATCATATGCGAAACCAAATGGTACGACAGCGACCAGCGCTGATTTGGGAACATTAACAGCAGCTAAGGACTGATCATAAGGAGATAATTCAAAATGGCAAAATGGAGCGGACTTATTGGGTTTGCAGAAAATGTGGAAATAGAGCCTGGGTTAAGTGAGGAACGAATAATCACTCATAAATACCGAGGCGATTTTTTTACCCAGAGATGGAATCACAACGGAAGCAATAATGTTAATACCAATACCACATTATCAAATGTGATTAGTATAGTAGCCAACCCCTATGCCTCGAAGAATTGTCAGAAGATTGTATACGCGGAGTATAAGGGAGTTAAGTGGAAAGTTACAACTATCGATCCATCTAGCTTCCCTAGAATCGCGTTAACACTAGGGGGTGTGTATACAGATGTCGAGCAGACTTAAACTGCAAAGTAAATTAGAGGAATTTATAGGGAATAAAAATGTGTATTATCAGCCCCCTGACAATAAACAGATGTCTTATCCGGCGATAAGATATCAGATAAAAAAAAGAGACGTGAAGCGTGCAAATGACCATGCTTACATCTCAAGAACATGCTATGAAGTAATCGTGATTTCAAAAAGACCAGATAATGATGCAATCAATAAACTTTTAGAAACCCCATTCTGTGTCCACGATAGACATTATGTAGCTGATAACTTGAATCACGATGTATTCACACTATATTTTTAAAAAAGGAGAATAAACCTATGTTAATGAAATGGGATCAGATCGGTGAACGTTTATACGAAACCGGTACCAAAAAAGGTGTCTGCTATAAGCAGGAGTCTGATGGATCATACCCAAAGGGTGAAGCATGGAATGGCCTTACCGGTGTTACAGAAAGTCCATCAGGAGCTGAAGTTACTGCATTATATGCAAACGATGCTAAGTATGTAAACCTGATGTCCTCTGAAGATTTCGGAGCTACAATTACTGCTTACACATATCCGGATTCATTCAGTGAGTGTAATGGTCAGAAAGAGATCGCGCCAGGAGTATTTGCAGGACAGCAGAAGAGAGCAGCATTTGGTATGTCCTACCAGACGGCAATCGGAAATGATGTCGATCAGGATGATTATGGCTATAAGTTACATATGATTTATGGAGCTCTTGCAAGCCCGTCTGAGAAGGCATATAAGTCAAAGAACAACAGTCCAGAAGGTATTGAATTCTCATGGACTATTTCCACAACTCCAGTAGATGTTCCTGGTGGAAACCCGACAGCTCACTTGGAACTCGACAGTACCAAGGTAGATGCAAAGAAACTTGCCGATCTGGAAAAGGTTCTTTACGGAACAGATCCAGAGCTGTTATCAACGCAGCCTGATGATTGGGCAACCAATTACAAAGATTACTTGACAAAAGAAGGCAATAAGTATGTTGCAGTATCTGGTGTGTCGGCTCCAGATTGGGCTGAGAAGAAGTATTACACGCCTGGAACAGATGGTAGACTTCCGTTACCAGATGAGATCGCTGAAATTATGAAAACAGCGTAAAAAATAAATAATAAAACATAATCCACATAATCAATTATAGGCCCCGTGTTTAATCTACGGGGTCTTTTCTTTTTAAGGAGGTATAACACTATGTATTGTAAAGAACTTACATATGACGATTACGACGGAGTAACAAGAACTGAAAAACTTTGGTTCCATTTATCTAAGCCAGAGTTACTTGAATTAGAATACACAACTGGTAAGAAATTTTCAGAGATGCTTGACGACATCGTTAAAGCAAAGAATGTGTCAGAGATTATCAAGACATTTAAGACAATCATTCTCACGGCGTACGGTGAAAAGGTTGATGGCCGACGATTCACAAAGACAGATGCAGAAGGACATCCTTTGTCACGAGCATTTTCTGAAACAGCAGCTTACGAAGTTTTATATATGTTGCTTTCATCTGACGACGAAGAAGCAGCAAAGTTTATCAATGGCATTGTACCAGCAGATCTTAGAGAAGCGGCTGAGAATGCAGCTTCTAATGCCGACACAGCAGTACTTGCTACTGCGTAATTCAAAATGGAGTACTGAAGAATGATTGAAATAACAATCCCACCGAGGGAATTTTATAGTGACCAAACAAACGAATTTTATGAGTTTAAAGGTGCAACTTTAACGATGGAGCATTCTTTGGTGTCTCTTCAGAAGTGGGAGGCAAGGTGGAATAAACCTTTCCTCTCCACAAAATTAAGTTATGAAGAATCCATCGATTATTTCAAATGCATGACATTAAACAAGAATGTTGATCCATATGCATATAAAAGCATGACCGAACAAAACATTAAAGCACTCAACGATTATATATATCGAAAAATGACGGCAACCGTGTTCACAAACGAACAAAAAAGCAGACTGAACGATCAGTTTATCACTGCCGAGGATATATATAGTTGGATGTTCGAACTTCAAATGCCTTTAGAATGTGAGAAATGGCATTTGAACAGATTAATCGATCAGATCAAAGTCTGTATGCTTGATCGACAACCAAAGAAAAAGATGAGTAAAAAAGATACTACGGCGATGTATGCCAGAATTAATGCTGAGCGTAGAAAGAAATTTAACACGAAAGGATGACGAAGTATGGATGGCAATAAAGTAATTTTACCAGAAAACAACGGTGAAGATATTCATGAAGATGAACTCACTGAGGAAATGATTACCAATCTCAGCAACAACAAAGGAGATGATTAAATGAGATATTCAAATAGTTCGCTTGTAAATTATACAAGAATTTCTCCAAATAGAGATATTAACAGAAAACATAAAATAGATACAATAACTATTCATTGTACTGTGGGGCAGTTGTCTGTAGAAACGATAGGCTCTATATTTGCAAACCCGGGCAAAGACGCGTCGGCAAATTATGGAATCGGTTATGATGGACGAATTGGACTATATTGTCCTGAAAAAGACCGTTCATGGTGTTCATCGTCAGCGTCAAACGACAATCGTGCAATCACTATTGAAGTCGCATCAGACGCCAAACATCCATATGCGGTAAATTCTAAAGCCTATGCGTCTCTCATTAAGTTGGTTACAGATGTTTGTAAACGAAACGGCATTAAAGAACTTAAATGGAAAGCAGATAAGTCTCTTATTGGACATCCGGAGTTGCAGAACATGACTGTCCATAGATGGTTCGCGGCAAAAGCTTGCCCTGGCGATTATTTATACAATCGCATGGGCGATATCGCAGCAGCAGTAAATAAGAATTTGAAAGCGACCAAAAAGAAGAAAAAAACATTCACATCTTCTTTTAAATCCTATCTAGTAAAAGTTACAACATCCACCGCGGACATTTATAAATCAGCAAGTAACAAGTCTAAGAAGACGGGCTGTATCAAAGATAAGGGTATATATACGATCATTGCTGAGTCTACAGGCACAGGGTCAAAGAAGGGCTGGGGAAAACTCAAATCAGGAGCAGGCTGGATTTCTCTTGATTATTGCAAAAAGATATAAACGAAATGAGGGGTTGACATGATTAGTTTTATACAAAAAGGAGACTTTTCAAATCTCACTAATTTCCTTGAACGAGCTAAAGAAGTAATACATCTCGGTGACCTCAATAAATATGGTCGTGCCGGCGTTGAAGCATTAGCTGCTGCAACTCCAAAAGATACGGGAAAAACAGCGAGTTCTTGGTATTACAAAATCGAGAATAAAGACGGATCAGCGTCAATTTCATTTCATAATTCAAACATTCAAAATGATGTGCCAATAGCGATCATTCTTCAGTATGGGCATGGAACAGGAACCGGTGGCTGGGTAGAAGGCAGAGATTATATCAATCCTTCTATTCAGCCTATTTTTGACGAAATCGCAGATTCTGCGTGGAAGGAGATCACTAAGAGATGAGTGCGACTATTGATGAAAAAGTTGTCGAGATGAGGTTTGACAATCGTAATTTTGAGAAAAACGTCAAAACTACTATGTCATCACTCGACCGATTAAAACAGAAACTCAAACTCGATGGTGCAACAAAAGGAATTCAGGATGTATCTCGAGCTGCAAACAACATATCTCTCGATCATATTGCATCCGGCGTGGAACAGTTGCAAAAAAGATTTTCCACATTTGGAATTGTGGGAATGAGGGTTGTTGAGAATGTTACAGATTCAGTAATCTCTCTTTTCAAGAAAACAAACAGCTACATTACCAGTACCATAAAATCTGGCGGCATTTCCAGAGCAATGAATTTGGAAAATGCAAACTTTCAGTTAATGGGTTTGCTTAAGAATGAAAAAGATGTTGCCGCAGTAATGGAAGATGTTAGTTATGGCGTAGATGGAACTGCATATGGTTTGGATGCAGCGGCAAAAGTAGCATCACAGTTGGCGGCATCAGGTATGCGAGCTGGTGATTCCATGAAGAGTGCACTTCGAGGTATCTCGGGTGTTGCAGCCATGACTAATAGCTCATATGAAGATATCGGTCGTATTTATACACAGATAGCTGGTCAGGGAAGAATGATGGGTGACCAGTTACTTCAGTTGTCAGGCAGAGGTATGAACGCAGCCGCGACATTGGCCGAGTACCTTACAAAAGTTGGAAATGGAGCCAAAGTTACCGAAGCAGATGTTCGTGATATGGTGTCGAAGGGGAAAATCGATTTCGATACTTTTGCGACAGCTATGGACGAAACATTTGGTGAACATGCAAAGAAAGCAAATGAAACATTCAACGGCGCAATGTCAAACGTAAAGTCAGCCCTTTCAAGAATAGGTGCAGAGTTTATTAGCCCGTTAATTAAACAGAATGGTCCGCTTGTAGAATTGTTCAATGCATTGCGAATCAAGATCAATGATGTTAAGGCAAATATTGGACCATTTGCGCAGGTATTTACTACTGGTGTAACAAGAGCGGCTAATGCGTTAACAAAATTCATTAATGGTATAGATGTAAGCAAAATATTCGAAAAGTTTAGTGGCTTGAATTCAAAATGGGATAATCTCATTTCCAGGATCACATCGGCTGGGGTTACTGAAGAGGATTTCAACAACAAACTTATAGAAGTTGCCAAAAGCCATGGCATTGCCGTCGACGATCTGATCAGTAAATACGGCACGATTGGTAAAGTATTTGCGGCAGGTAAATTATCGGGCGGTATTATAATAGAAACGATAAAGAAGTTAGCTGGCGCTGAAACAGAAGCGTCTAAAGCGACAGACGATATAACTGATAAAGTAGAGTACTTCAATGATGTAGTAGGAAGAGTCATTAGAGGCGATTTTGGAAATAATGACAACGAAAAACGAATGAAGGCTTTAACAGAAGCCGGATATGACTTTACAACCGTGCAGGGTCTTGTGAATAAAGTATGGGAAAGAAACGGACATAATTGGTCAAATACTACATTAAGTGCTGAAGAACTCACGGAAGCTATTGCAAGTTTATCCGATAGTGAATTGAAGAATGCCGGATATACTGACGAACAGGTAAAGAAACTGAAAGAGCTTGCAAAGGAAGCTGAAAAAACGGGAACACCATTGAGCGAGTTAATCACTCAGTTAGAGAAACCAAGCGGAAAAGAATTGATTCTTGATTCCTTGGGCAATAGCATAAAGGGATGTATAAAGTTTGCGAAAACATTCAAACAGGCATTCTCTGAAACGTTTGACCCTATCAATTCTGATACATTATATAACTTAGCTGAGAGCATTAACAGATTCTCAAAGCATTTAGTTATGAGCGATGATACTGCCGATAAACTGAAACGAACGATCAAAGGTGTTATTGCATTGCTTGATATGGTTACAAATGTTCTCGGCGGTGGTTTAAAATTCGGAATTAAAGTTGTATCGACACTTCTGAAATATTTCAACATTGATCTGTTATCTGTTACTGCTAAATTGGGAGATTTCCTTGTAGATTTGAGAGACGCTACCGATTTCAGTAATTTGTTTGGAAAAGCGATGGATAAGCTTGGCCCTCATCTCCAGAAAGCGGCAGATGCTGTGAAAAATTGGATTGACGGATTAAAAGCAGCTGATAACATACCAGAATACATACTTAAGGGGCTTGTTAATGGTATAAAGAATGGCGCAACGACAGCGGTTCAGTCAATAGTAGAGCTCGGTAAGATACTTCTTGAGGGTATCCGTGACGTTCTTGGTATTCATTCACCATCAACAAAATTCTTTGAAATTGGTCAGTTCATTATTCAGGGATTAGTCAACGGAATTCAAAATGGTTTTTCAACTGTAATAAATACTATTAAATCACTTGGCAAGAAATGCATTAGTAGTATAAAAGAAATCAATTTTGGAAAAGTATTTGCGGTTGGTGTTGGAGCGGGAATGCTTGCTATAACCTATAAGATGGCAGATGGATTTAAGACCCTTTCTAAAGCAGTTGAGGCATTTTCAGCACCAGCTAAAGGTGTTGGGAAATTACTTACAAGTTTTGGGTCAGTATTTGATTCAATTAGTGCTTCTATAGCCCAAAGAACAAAAGCCAAGAATTTTGAGACAGTATCAAAAGGAATTCTTAACATGGCTCTTGCAATTGGTGTGTTAGCGGCATCTCTCGTTGTACTATCCAAAGTTGACGAGGATTCGTTAGAGAGAGCTGTTATAACCATTGGTATAATGGCAGCTACATTAGTTGGCTTATCTCTTGCATTATCTAAAATGGATAAGTTTGGTGATTTCAGCAAGCCTACGGTTTCAATCCTTGCTATAGGTGCATCATTATTACTGGTATCCGAAGCTATGTCCAAACTTAATGGCATGAATCCGGATCAGATGAAGACAAATTTACTCTGTATAACTGGAATACTTGCCTTATTGACTACTGTAGCATTAGCACTGAGCAATTTTTCTAAAGGACCTGTTGATATTGCTGGTTCAGGAAAGACTATGCTTGCTATGTCAGTAGCATTACTTGTTATGGTAAGAGTTATCAAACAGGTTGATGGACTTGAAGCATCAGGGATTGCGAAAGGGCTAACCGTAATCGGATTACTTGGCACATTCTTCACAGTTATGGTTAAAGTTTCAGAGCATGCAGGAGCAAATGGTAAAAAAGCCGGATCTATGTTGCTTAAAATGTCGTTTGCTTTGGTAATAATGGTCGGAGTTATTAAACTTGCCGGAAAGCTTGAAGCTGACGAAATCGTAAAAGGTACAATTGTTGTAGGCGTACTTGGCGTATTATTCAAAGCAATTGTAAAGGTATCACAGTATGCTGGAGAGCATGGTGCAAAAGCCGGAAGCATGATTCTCAAGATTTCAATAGCTTTGATGGCAATGGTCGGGGTTATCAAGCTTATAAGTTACATAAGCGATGATGAGATCAGTCGAGGAATAAGCGTAATAATCAAAATGGAACTGATGTTTGCGGCTCTTATTGCTGTATCAAACTTTGCTGGTGAGAATGCGGCAAAAGCCGGAGCAATGTTGCTCATGATGTCTGGTGCGCTCGTAGTACTTACAGGAGTGCTATTTGTATTAAGTAAGATTGAACCGGATGGACTTGGTCGGGCTTTAGCGGCGGTATCTGTGTTAGAGTTATTATTTGCGGGATTGATTGCTGTTACAAAGTATGCAAAAGACTGCAAGAATAATCTAGTTGTTATGACCGTTGCAATAGGATTATTAGCTGGGGCTATCGTAGCTTTATCATTCATAAAACCTGAACGGTTGGCGGCGGCTTCACTTGCATTGACGTCAGTCATGGCAACATTCGCATTAATGATAAAAGTAACGCAGGTTTCAAAGAATACAAAACAAATGATACGGACTCTCGGTACTATGATGGGTGTTGTTGCATTATTAGCGGGCATTATTACTGCTATGTCATTCCTTAATGGGAATTCAGCAATCAAATCGTCAGCAGCACTATCTGTCTTATTGCTGGCGTTTGCTTCATCTATAGCAATACTTGGTAAAACAGATAGAATTTCCAAAACCGTTACCGATAATCTTTATACGATGACGGGTGTTGTTGGCGTGCTGGCACTCATTCTTAGTGCTATGTCGGCACTTAATCTCGAGGGATCTATCCAATCAGCGACAGCTATCGGTTTACTACTCAACTCTATGGCAACCGCATTTGTTATCCTTGGACAGGCAAAGAAAATTGACAAATCAGTTATGAGTAACATGCTTGTAATGTCGGGAGTTGTTGCAATACTTGGAACAATACTCGGGGTAATGGACGCTTTAAACGTAGAAGGGTCTATTCAGACAGCTATTTCATTAGGAGTACTTCTTAATGCTATGGCGGCAGCAATGATTGTTCTTGGCTTAGCCAAAGGTGCTGATGCAAAAGCAATCGGTTATATGGCTTTGATGGGTCTGGTTGTAGCAGAACTCGCAGCCATACTTGGAGTAATGGACAAATTAGGTGTTGAAGCATCAATACCAACTGCAATTGCATTATCGACATTGCTAATAGCCATGTCTGGAGCATTAGTCATTTTAGGTCTCGTTGGAGCAATGGGTGCGGCAGCATTTATCGGTATTGGGGCATTAGCAACATTAATCGCTGGAATAGGTGGATTAATTGTCGGAATTGGTGCTCTGATGGAAAAGGTGCCTCAGTTAGAGGAGTTCCTCGATAAAGGAATACCAGTTATTGAGAAGATAGGCAATGCGATTGGATCATTCTTTGGCAATATTGTCAGCGGATTCATGACAGGTGTTGCGGATGGTTTACCCGAAATAGGTACAAAACTGTCACAGTTTATGGAGAATGCCTCATCATTCTTCAAAATGGCAAACAATATTGATCCGGCAGCTATGGATGGTGTTAAATCTATGGCAGAAGCATTGCTTGTTCTTACCGCAGCAAACTTACTTGATCAGTTAACATCATGGTTTACTGGTGGAGTGAAATTTGATGAATTTGGAACTCAGATGGTGGGCTTTGGTGAAGCTATTGCCGAATTCTCTTCAACCGTAAAAGGCAAGGTGGATGGTGACGCAGTTCAGGATGCGGCTAACGCAGGTAAGATGCTTGCTGCATTGAATAAAGAATTACCAAAAGAAGGCGGATTTGTTCAGGCAATAACTGGCGAATCGCATATGGATACGTTTTCGGCTAATATAGTGAAATTTGGCAATGCAATTGTTGAATTCTCTGATACAGTAGCTGGAAAAGTAGATCCGCAGGGAGTA